GTTTGCAAAACTCTTTGATCCAATTAAGAATGCTGTCGATCGGAACAAAGAATCTTTTCAAGCATTAGGCGCATTTATCGTTGATTACATTGTGCCTGTATTTACTGTTGCTCTTGGCGGTGCAATCAACTTTGTCGCCAGAGTAGCAGGTGGAGTAGTAGACATTATTGGCGGTATTATCAATGTAATTCGTAACCTAGTATCAGGTGCCATTGATGGCATCAATGCCATTATCAGGGCTTATAACTCAATCCCTATCCTGGGTAACATTCCAACCGTTTCCAAGCCTTCATTTACACAGCCAACAGTTTCAGCCCCAAACGTAAGCACACCAACTTACACAGCCCCAACTATTTCAAGCACAGGTAGCGGTGGCTCAACTGGAACAAGTGGGACTACATCTGGATCTACTTCAGTAGCCAATGTTGCATCTACCGCAGCAGCTGCATCAGTGGCTGTTGGCTCATTTAGTGCTGGATCTTTTAGAGCTGCTGAGTCTGCATCAATGGCTCCTGTCTATAACATCAACGTAACTGGAGCCTTGGACAAGGAAGGCGTTGCACGTCAGATCGTTGAGATTATTAACGAGTCCTCTTACCGCGGTGGCGGTGGACCTGGATCGGCTCTAATCGCATGAGTCAATGGACTCCTGAATGGCAGGTCACGATTAACGGTGGAGGCGATTACACCAACCTCACTTTATCCAACCTTACGATTACTTCCGGTCGCCAAGACATTTACTCTCAGCCTTATGCTGGTTACTGCAATGTTGAGATTATCAACCTAGATCTATCGCCTATCGTTATCGATGTCAATGACCAGATCAACATTCGTGTCAAAGACTCATCTGGCATTTTTGTAAATCTTTTTGGTGGCTATGTTACAGACATCGATGTAGAGGTCACTCAGGCCTCATCTACGGCCATCTCAGAGCGCATCAAGGTAGTTGCGTTAGGTGCTTTGTCCAAACTGCCTAAGACCCTTACAGAGGGCGTTTTAAGCAAAGACTTTGATGGCAATCAGATTTACACGATTCTTAGTCAAGCCTTGTTTGATACTTGGAATGAAGTACCAGCTGCTGAAACTTGGGCTGGATACGATCCTACAACAACTTGGGCTAACGCTGGCAGTTCTGGACTTGGTGACATCGATCAACCTGGTGATTATGAGTTAGCAGCCCGCACAACCAATCTTACTGACATTTATAGTCTTGTATCCTCTTTGGCGACTTCTGGACTTGGATACCTCTTTGAGGATTCACAGGGCAGAATTGGGTATGCCGATAGCACTCATCGCAGCTCTTATCTTGCCACTAACGGTTATGTAGATTTAACTGGTTCTCACGCTTTGGCTCGTGGTATTAGAACCTCAAAGCGTTCAGGAGATGTTCGCAATAATGTGACGATCATTTACCGCAACGGAGATCAGCAATCAGCAACTAGTGCATCCTCAATTGCCAGTTATGGACAACAATCTTACGAGATTACAACCTCTTTACACAATGCAGCTGATGCCTTAGATCAGGCACAGTTTTATTTGGCATTACGTGCTTTCCCAGAGGCTCAGTTTAAGTCGATAACTTTCCCACTTGCCAGCCCAGAGATCGATGATGCCGACAGAGATGCTTTGCTAGAGGTGTTTATGGGTTTACCAGTAAACATTACTGATTTACCTTCAAACATTACTAATGGGCAATTCCAAGGCTTTGTTGAGGGATGGACTTTTAGCGCTGGTTACAACGCGCTTTACTTGACTTTGACGGTTTCCCCAACTGCTTACAGCCTGCCCTCCATTCGTTGGAACGGAGTCTCAGCAGCCGAGACATGGAACACATTAAGCCCAACCCTAGAATGGATTAACGCTACAATAGTAGCCTGATAAAGGAGAAACAATGGCAACGACAACTAACTACTCCTGGGAAACCCCAGACGATACCGATCTCTTAAAGGATGGCGCAGCCGCTATTCGTACGCTTGGCTCCTCTATCGATACAACCACGAAAGCACTTAACCCATCGACAACTTTGGGTGACATTGAATACCGTTCATCGACTGCCAATACCAACACTCGCTTAGGTATTGGATCATCCGGTCAAGTTTTGACTGTTGTCGGTGGTGTTCCAGCATGGGGTGTTGCTGCTTCTGGAATGACTTATGTTGGTGGAGCAACCTTTACTGCTGCATCAAGCCAAAGTCTCAATAATGTTTTTACATCAACGTATGAAAATTATGTGATTGTGCTGAATGTAACTGCAAAGAGCGCTGCGACAGCGGTTGAAATGAGAATGAGAGCATCTGGTACAGATAACACAACAAGCAATTATCACAGCGCAGCTGATTACTTCCAGATTAATGGTGCAGGTGCAGGAACAAGTAAATACTCTGGTTATGCTTATTTCTCATTTAATAACGTAAGCACAATGCAAACAGTTTTGCACATTAATAACCCACAGGCTACTCAAAATACTATTTATGGTTCTATGCAAAGTGCTTTTACCTATTCAACTGACTTTTACACTGGGAACAACAGCGGTGTTTTTAATGCAACGACTTCATTTGACGGATTTACGATTTATCCAACCTCTGGAACTTTCACAGGCACAGTCCGTGTCTATGGAATTGCCAATTCTTAAGGAGACATAATGCCGACAATTTATGAGTACGATGCAACAACAAACGAAAACATTGCGCTAGAACTTACAGAAAAACAACTGAAAGATAAATTAGGTGATTTAAGTCGTAAGTCATTTGAAGATGAATTGATCGAGCAAGCAAATGCGAAAGCACTTGCAGAAACTAAACTTGCTGCGCTTGGATTGACAACAGATGATCTAAAGGCTCTTGGGCTTTAATGAAACCTCGTTTATCGAAATCAGTTGTCCAACTAAGAGAACAGGCAGACGATGCTTATCCAGATCGAAAGCGTGACTCGGACGGGACAATCGGAGATGCCAAGCACTCAACCCGAAAGAGCGATCATAACCCTGACCCTGATTCAGGGTATGTCCGCGCTATCGATCTCGATGCTGATTTCAACGAACAAGCCTCCACAGCTGCTTACATTGCCGACCAGATTCGAATTGCAGCCAAGTCAGATAAACGAATTGCTTATGTCATTTTTAATCACAAGATTGCAAGCGCTCGAAGCCTCTGGCGCTGGAAAAAGTACACCGGTGTCAATCCGCACACAAAACACATCCACATCAGTTTTACAAAGGCTGGCGATACGGATTCGAAGTTTTTTAACATCCCGTTACTAGGAGGAACAGATGAGCCAAGACCTAAAGAAGATGCTAGCAAGTTGGGGCAGAGCCTTCCTAACAGCTGCTCTTGCACTTGTCGCTGCCGGAGAGACTAACCTTAAGCACATTGCTTACGCTGGGGCATTGGCAACAATTCCTCCAGTAATGCGTTGGTTGAATCCTAAAGATGAAGCCTATGGTTTACGGTGACGGCAAATGATTGGGCGGGACTCGTTCTCGCTATTTTCTCGACGCTTACTATTGTTGTTGGCGGTTTGCGTTATTTGGTTCGCGGTTGGTTGTGGACTCTTACGCCGAATGGTGGATCATCTCTCGCTGACAGATTGGCAAGAATAGAGACACGCCAAGAACAGATGATGGAATTGCTCAAGAAGTAAGGGACACTTATCCACATGGCAAGAAAAGCAACTAAGGCGCTAGAGGATCAAGGTTATTCAAAACTGGATGCTTACTGCATTGGGTTACATGAGTACTACAAATCTTTGCGCAAGGCTGGCTTTAACGAGGATGGCGCTCTTTATCTTTTATCGGTCGTAGATTCTTATCCAGGTTGGATCTTGCCAGACCCTATCGAACCAGAGCGGTTTGGTGATTATGAGGACGACGACGACGAGGACTAATGACAGTCAAACGAATTGCTTGGATCTCAGACATTCAGGCACCGTTCTTTCACGAAGCAGCAGTCAAGAATCTAGGCAAGTTTTTAAGGGTTTATAAGCCTCACCAAACCATTTGTATTGGTGATGAGATTGATCTACCGCAACTTGGTGGATTCGCTCAACCTTGGCAAGAAGTCGAAGGCAACATCGATGAGGATCGCAAACTCACTTTAGAGATTCTGGAATACCTGGGCGTTACTGACGTAGTTGGCTCCAATCATGGAGCGCGTGTTTACAAGTCCTTATCTCGCAGACTACCGGCATTTATGAATCTGCCAGAGCTGCGTTATGACAAGTTTATGGGATACGACAAGGCTGGTATTAAGTACCATCCAAACGGCTTTGACTTTGCTCCTGGTTGGCATACTTGCCATGGAGATGCTTTCCCATTATCAAACAAGCCTGGACAAACAGCCCTAAATGGTGCTATGCGTATGGGTAAATCAATTGTATCTGGACACACTCACAGACTAGGACTTTCAGCCCATTCAGAAGCCTCTGGAGGGCGTTATGGGCGTATTGTCTGGGGTGTTGAGGTTGGCAACCTAGTGGATCTTTCAAGCCCTGGTATGGGTTACACAAAGGGTTATGCCAACTGGCAAATGGGCTTTGTTGTAGGCACTTTGCATGGTAAGCGCTTCACGCCTGAACTTATCCCAATCGATCCTAAAGATGGATCTTTCATTTACCAGGGTAAGCGCTGGGGCTAAATCGTTACCGTTTCGTTATCTAAATAAACGTGTAATTGTCTGCCAGATGTGAGACCGTAATCCAGTAAGCAACAATGCTTACAAGAACGGGAGCAAAACAAATGGATCTACAAGTACCAGTAATTGTTTTATTAATGTTAGCCAATGTCCTTTGGTTTATCGTTGGTTGGGGCAAAGGCTTTACAGAGGGCAAGCGCGAAGGCTTGG